ATGTCGGAGGCGCAGCTTGGCGCCATGGGCATCCAGGGCGACGAAGCGAAGGCGTATTGGGCCGAAAGGCTCGGCGTAGCGGCGGGAACGGAAGGAGCCTGAAAAATGGAGGCGTTTCTCACGATGGCCGCATTGGGCTTGGCGATCATGTTCATCGCGTCCGGCGCCAAGTCGCTCGATCGCAGGGATCCATCCGGGCCGTCAGATCGGGACTACCACGAATGGGGGTGCTCTCTGATGAAGGACAGTGTTTCGGGATGCGATTGCCATGCAATCATTTACCCCGAAAACAGCGGCATGAGGAAAGACGAAAACGGCGAATGGGTTTTGAAGGAGTGGGCGCGGGCGCGGCGGACGGAACACGGCTACGAGAACACGGCCGAATGCACCGAGCGGAGGCGCCAACAACGGTTACGGACGGCGCAGATGGAAACGCGGATGGCGGAGATCGAGGCAAAGAGGCGCCACCGCTGGCTGGGGTGGATGTTCCGGCTCTGGTACGGGTCTGGAAAGCCGAAGTGGATCTATTGAGGGACAAGGACGGGGAGAAGCTGGAATGACGACCGAGGACGAAGCCAGGAAACGATGGTGCCCATTCGCGAGGGTCGGGACGACGACCACCGACGAAAGGCTTGCCGTCGCGCTCAACCGCGTGGAAAACACAGGGGGGATCGTCTTGAATCCGTTTGCGGCCCGATGCATCGCCTCCGACTGCATGGCGTGGCGGTGGTAAGATGGGCCAATTGGCGAATTTCAGCGGCCGGAAACGTTCAAGATGGGCTACTGCGGACTGGCGCGGAGGGTCGGCGGATGAAGACCAACAAGGAAACATACTACGACGCGAACGAGGATGCTGCGGCGTGGGAAATGTCGCAGCACGGGCATCGCATCGTCTACGACCGCAAGGGGCGGTCGCGGAACGTCTATGGAATAACGACGCTTGGTCCGCTTGTCTCGTGCGACGATTGCGACAGGTCGTTCTCCTCCAAAACCGGCCCCGACTATCTTCCGGAAATCGTGCATGCGGTAATCGGAGACGTTCGCCGGGGCCGGCTGAGATTCTGCAAGGACTGCATCCGCTACGAACCGAATAGGGGAATTTCCAGCATGGACGAATGCACCGTGCCATTCCTGGACTTGGTGACCGGCAAATCCTGCGGGCGCAACGCCACATGCCACAATCACCGCGCCCCAGGCGGAGCGTGTGGCCCGGAAGGCTTGTTCTGGGAGGCAACGAACAAGGACGGGGAGAAGCTGGAATGACGACCGAGAAAAGCCTGGCCGAGAGAGACCGTCCACATCGACTGACCGCGGTCGATGTGCGGCGCCTTTGTTACGGAAAAGGCATCCAGTGTCCGATGTGCGGAAGCCCCGGCGGAGCGTTTGCGAGTGAAGCCTATTCGTTTCATTGTGGCGCTAAGGTATTTCGGCGGGGCGGCGGGTTTCTTTATCCAGATGGCAGCGACTATGGTCCATGGATTTGGGAATGCCGCTGCACAGCAAAGGGCGCCGCCAGGAAATACGAGCGGAGGAAGATGCTCCAGCGCCAGATCGACGTTCTTGAGCGTAAGCTGGGGAGCATCGGGGAGTAAATGGCGGATGATGCCGCCCGCCGCCAACTGTTTCGCAGGACGCACCAATGCCATGGGCGGGCCTATGAGCGATTACGGTAACACGGAGAACGTCGTCCGGCGCCGATCTATATTTCCGACAGTCCGGTTGCGCCGCCCCGGCGGCCTGCGCGGGTGGCGGAGCCTCATTCGGGTGGAACACGATGGAATCGATGTTCGAGTAGCAGTCCATAGATTTCCGAATCCGCAATCGGCCGGCGCGATAATATTTATGACAACTGGGGATTTCGGCCGAATCGTACGGCTCATGGGATGGATCGTTTATTTTGGTGAAGATATCCTTTGCAAGCTCGACCATAAGCCGGACGACGGCGAGATACGGAGTTATTTCAGGCAATGGTGGGCACGCCTGCCACGACCGAAATCAAGACCGGCCCCGGATCATTTGGGGTGGCGGCATTGGCGATGGGAATCGGGTCGGAAGCTTCTCGTTTCTCCAGCATATCCAGCCATTTGGATTGATGGAGAATTGCGCTGTGACAGGCCAATCGACATGACGACGCCGGAACCTGATGGCGAGTATGGGATTCATGCCTATCTTCTGCCGCGCTACCCCAAATTAATCGCGGGTGATTGGCGCAATGATGGCGGATCGCAAACAATATGGGGCGTTGTCGAGCGGCTTGGCGATTCCGTCGTTGGAGAGAAAGGGTGGCGCGCGGAATGGGTCATCATCAGGGAGCTTCATGTTCCGCCCACCGTCATTGAAGATGTATCCGCCGCCTATCCACACATCCCCATGTACGAAACACCCCGTCTCTTGCCTACCCTGTCGCCGTCATTCCTGGAAGGAGACTGACGTGGATATTGGAAAGATCGTGAAGCGAGAAACCAGAACAATCGTGCCGGACTGGCAGAAGTCGGTGCCAATGAAGATAGCGCCCGAGCCGGTCCGGAAAGCACCTGAGCCTGCGCGGGCGCCGCAGAAGGAGCTTGAGCCGGCCTGACAAATTCCAAACACACAACAATCTCGCCGATTGTTGCCCGTTGACGAACGATCACCACATGTGGTATTGCCGTTCCCGTGAGAACGGAGGCGACCGGAACGACCGAGGCGCCGTGCGGTAGCTTTTCGCTCCGCTGGATCGCGGTCTTCTCCAAGCCGCGCGAGGAACGTCGCGCGGCGGCGGCGCTGGCGGAGCAGGGATACCCAGTCTATCTGCCAACCACGCCGGACGACCGGCCCCTTTTCCCAAGATACCTTTTCGCCGAGTGCGCCGCGACCGTGGCCGCGGCCCCCATCCGTTCGACGCGGGGCGTATCGGCGATCCTGATGGACGGAGGCGGAAGGCCGCTTCACGTCGACGCGGAGACGATCGGACGTGTGCGTGACATCGAGCGCGAGGCGATGACCGAAGAGATGGCGCCGAAGGGGCCGCGGCCGGGCCAGCGGGTGCGGATATCCGAAGGCCCGTTGACAGGGGCGAGCGGGCTTTTGCAGATGGCCGGGGAGCGGCGCGTGATCGTGCTGCTGGACATGCTCGGCCGGCAATCGCGGGCGCAGATTGGCGCCAGCATGATCGAGCCGATCTGAAAATGTCGAATCTCCATAAGAAAAGCGAGCGCGTGCGGCGCCTCCAGAGGGTGTTCGTCGAGACGCTCAGGGAAACGGGGATCATCAAGGCCGCGTGCGAAAAGACCGGCATCCACCGCAAGACCTACCTCCAATGGCTGCGCCGGTACGAGGATTTCCGGCTGGCGAAGGAAGAGGCCATCGAGGACTCGCTCGACAGCCTTGAGCGGGAGGCGTGGCGCCGCGCCAAGGGATATGACAAGGAAGTCATCTATCGCGGGGAGCCGACCGGAAAGACGTACAAGGAATACAGCGACAACCTGATCATGTTCCTGTTGAAGGGCAGGCGCCGGGACGTGTTCGGAGACCGTCAGGAAATCACCGGCGACAAGGGCGCCCCGCTGCTCGCCAACAACCAGGACCGGGTGGACCTCGCCCGCCGGCTGCTCTACATCCTGAACAAGGGGGCCGCCGAGACGAAGGCCGATCGGGCGACGCCCGTGGATGCGGTGGTCCTGGATCAGGACGGCCCGGGGGGCGATCGATGACCATGCGGGCATGGCGGGCGATGGTCGTCCATCCATACGCGCCCGTATCGGCCGCGCTGCCGATCCTGGACGCGCATCAGATCGCGCTCGTGATTCGGGATCACGACGAAACCCTTCTCGGCACAATCACGGACGGCGATGTCCGCAGGGCGCTTCTCGCCGGCAACGGCGTGGATGTCCAGGCCGAGATCGTGATGCGCCGCCATCCGGTCGTCACGGGACCGGACGCGACCGACGAAGACGCCCTCGCGCTGATGCGGAGCGAGAAGGTGCGCCGCGTTCCCGTCGTCGATCGCGGGCGCCTGCTCGGCGTGCGTTTCCTGGAGGACCTGACGGAATCGGCGCCGCTTCCCAATCTGGCGGTCGTGATGGCCGGCGGACGCGGCGAGCGGTTGCGCCCGCTGACGGACAAGATGCCCAAGCCGCTGGTCTACGTAGGCCCCGGCCCCATCCTCGACACCATCGTCGATGGGCTGGCGCGGGCTGGGTTCAGCCGCGTGTGTTTCGTGCTCCGCTATCTGGGCGGCAAGATCAGGAAGCGGTATGGGCGTGGCGCTCACGGCGTCGAATTCTCTTACGTGACCGAGGATCGTCCGCTCGGGACCGCCGGCGGGCTCGCGTTCGTGCAGGGGGCGTGCGGGCACCCGATGCTGGTCACGAACGGCGACGTGCTGACACGCTGCGATTACCGCGCACTCATGGAGTTCCACGGCGAAGCGCACATGACGGTGGCGATCACGGATTCGGAAATTGAGGTTCCGTTCGGCGTGCCGACGATCGTCAAAGACGAAATAACCGACTTTCAGGAAAAGCCGACGCTCTCGTTCCCCGTGGCCGCCGGCATCTACGTCGTCAATCCGGCGGTCGTGACGCAATGGCTGGCGCCGGGCGCGGTCATGGACATGCCGGACCTGATCCGGAAGGCCATCGGCATCGGAAGCACGGTCCGCGCGTTTCCGATCCACGAATACTGGACCGACATCGGCCGCCCCAACGACCTGGCCAAGGCGCGCGACGAATATGGGGTGCGGTTCGGAGACGGGACGTGATCGATCCACGAGATCGTCCAGACCCACATTGGATGGAATTGCACACGACCAAGCTGATCGCCGCATGGCGGCGGGGGCTTGCCGAAAACGGGTCTCTGTGGTTCCCAGACGGTTTTGAGGCACTGGCGCGGGGGAACCCATGGTCGTTTGTCGAAAGGGCGTTCCTGGCCCTTCTGGACGGCGGTGAAATCCGCCAGGACAACACCGATCCGCATGTCTGGATCCGTGTGGATATGGCATGATCACCCTCGAGCAGCGCATCGCCCGCCACCAGGAGACGCAGCCGTCCCCAACACCCGATCTGCTCTGGCCGCAAGAGGTCGAGAGCCGCCTGCGGGATGAAGCGTGGAACATGGACGAGCAGGAGTTGCCGTCCAAGGTCATTTTCTGCAAACGGTGTGTGGTGTCGAACCAGCGCCCGCGCATCGTGTTCGACGACGAAGGCATTTGCTCCGCGTGTCGGTATGCCGAATACAAGGACAAGATGGATCGGCGCGTCCGCGAGCAGCAATTCCGCGAGATGTTGGAGCGCCACCGCCGGCCGACCGGATACGACGTGATCGTGCCGTGCTCCGGCGGCAAGGATTCGTCGATGGTCGCGCATCGGCTCAAGCACGATTACGACATGCATCCGCTGTGCGTGAAATGGGCGCCGTTCGCCTATACCGATGTCGGGTTACGGAATTTCCAGTCCTTCGTCCACGCCGGGTTCGACGTTCTCGTGGCGTGGCCGAACGGGAACATCCACCGCAAACTTTCGCGGCTGGCGTTCGAGTATCTGGGCGACGCATGGCAGCCGTTCACGTTCGGCCAGCTTTGCTATCCGATGCAGATGGCGCGGCGGTTTGGCATCAGTCTCGTCATGTTCGGCGAGAATGGCGAGGCCGAATACGGCGGCGACCCGGCAGCGAACGACAAGCCGTGCTGGGACTACGCCGATTGGGACCGCGTGTACCTCAAGGGCGCAAACGTCGACAGGCTGGTTGAGATCGGCACGCAATTGGGCGCGATCTCCGGCGCCGAGAAGAGGGACGTGAGCGAGTTCTATCGGATGCCGCCGGCCGCGCGGGACATCGAGTTCCATTGGTTCGGCTACTACCACCATTGGACGCCGCAAGAGAACTACATGTATGCCTGCGAGCATACGAGCTTCGAGTGCAATCCGGGGCGCTCGGAAGGCACCTACTCGAAGTATGCGTCCCTGGACGATCGGTTCGACGGCCTGCACTACTACATGGCGTTCATCAAGTTCGGCATCGGCCGCTGCACTTCGGACGCCGCGCACGAAATCCGCGACAGGCACATCACGCGGGACGAAGCCATTGCGCTGGTAACCCGCTTCGACGGCGAATTTCCGAAGAAGCATTTCCACGAGTTCTTGGTCTACCTCGGGATGGACGAGGATCGGTTCTGGCAGGTGGTGGACCGTTGGCGCCGCCCGCACATCTGGCACCACCGCACGGAGCCGGGGCATCTGGTCGGCGAATGGCACCTGAACGAGCCGATATGGAAGGGATGGAAGCCGCCGCAGTCACCGCCGCCGATCGCATGATCGGCGCCCTGCGCGCCGCGTGGTATGCCGCGACAGAATGGCGGAAGCTGCGGCGATTGCGCGCGAGGCATCTGACCGGCAATCGTTACGACACAGACGGCATCGTTTCCGTCTACATCCCAACCTACAACCGCGCCGATCTTCTGATGTCCCGCGCGCTCCCGAGCGTACTCCGGCAGACGTATCCAGTGTTCGAGGTCATCGTCGTCGCCGATGGCTGCACGGACGACACGGTGGCCCGCGTGAAGGAGCTTGGCGATTACCGCGTCCGCGTCGTCGAGATCAAGCGCGGACGCCGCTATCCGCCGACGGCGCGCAACCACTGGTTCGCGGGCCGTGTAGCCGCAGCGAATGCCGGTCTGGAAGCCTGCGAGGGAGACTGGATCGCGACCATCGACGACGATGATGTGTGGGCCGAGGATCATATCGAATCGTCCCTCGAATTCGCCGCCAAGGGCAATTACGAGTTCGTCTCGTCCGATCACATCACGGTTCGCGACGGCAAGACCCAGGTTGTCCGCGAGCCCGTCGGCGGCATCCAGACGTGGGTCTACCGCTCGTACCTGAAACACTTCAAGTTCAACCCGTCGTGCTGGCGCAAGCGGTGGAACGCGGTCTGCGACACGGACTTGCAGGACCGCTTCGAGAAGGCGGGCGTCCGCATGGGCCGGCACCCGAAGATCACATGCTCGGTGATGCCAAGGCCCGGCGAATCCACGGTCGGGCTCGACGCCTGGCTGAGGACCGAATCCGACCGCACGCGGCGCTTCGCAATTTAGAGACGACGATGGGAAATCCAAGTCAGGCGTTGACCGAAAGAAACCAAGTCGTTGCGGCTTTCGCCGCGCTTTGTCTCAGGTCAGGGTATCGCTGTGGTGTTTTGCATCCCATCATTCTTGGCTGGGACCCAGAATGGACGGGGTGCGTTTATATTGATTTGCCGACAGGCCAAGTGTCCTGGCACTTCCATGACAGCCACGCGCCCATGTTCGAGTTTCTTCCGGCATACGACGGCTGTTGGGACGGACATGATGTCGACGAAAAGTATCGGAGAACCATCGCGTTCACGAGGTCGGAATGACAGTACTTGCGATTATCCCCGCTCGCGGCGGGTCGAAAAGAGTGCCCAGGAAGAACGTGCGCGACCTGTGTGGAAAGCCAATGATTTGTTGGACCATCGGCGCGGCGCTGGCGACGGAATGCATCACCACGGCGGTCGTCTTTTCAGACGACGACGAAATTCTTGACGTTGCCCGATCCATGGGGTGTTTGACATTGAAAGAGCCGGCGGAAATGGCTCAGGATTCATCGTCCATTTATGACGCGATTTTTTACGTATGTGACGCGCTGCCGCCGCACGATTATACGATGCTCCTTCATCCAACGTCGCCGCTGCGAACCGCGGAAGACATTGATGGGTGTTTTCGTACGTGCCTGCTCCACCGCGCGCCTTCATGCGTCACTGTCGACCTGTCGCGTCCGGTTGCCAACGGAGCGGTTTATGTGGCGTGGTCGACGTGGTTACGCGAATTCAAGAATTTCGATTTGGGCCGCACCGTTACTCACGTAATGCCAACAGAGAGATCGGTCGACGTTGACACTCCGTCTGATTTCGACCGTGCCGTCTCCCTTATGGCGCGGCGCTTCGCCGTCTAGGAGAGAGCCATGATGACCAACGGCCACGTCTACGCGGTGTCCTTCACGTCGGCTGACGCGACCGGCGTGACCAAGGACATTTTCGATATCACGGGCTCGACGAAATCGAATTTCGTGGTCCATGCGCTTTACCTCGCCCAGATCGCGGCGGCACTCACGTCGTCGGCGATCGAAGCGGTGCCGATCGGCGTGTATCGCGGATCGACCCTGGCGTCGGCCGGAGGCGCGACATCGATTCCGCGCAAGCTGGACGGGCGGTCGAGCGCGACGGCAACGTTCTCGGTGCTGATCAACTCGTCGAGCCCGGGATCGAGCGGCCCAGCGGCTCAGCTTCTCCATTCGATGCCTTGGAACACGCAGACGGCGTTCGTGTGGAAGCCGGCGCCCGAGGACAGGCCGACCTGCCGGCTGTCGCAGCGGCTCCAGGTGCGGCTCGGCGCGACGGCCTCGACCGTGACCATCGGCGGCACGCTGATCGTCGAGGAGATCGGCAAGATTCCGGGATCGGCGGTCGCCTAAATGGCGAACCTGTTCTCACGCCTGACTTCCATCAACGGGCGCCGGCTCGCGATGTCGTCGTCCGGCGCGATCGTGGACAAGAACGGCTTTGGCGCCGTGATGGCGGATTCGTCGGGCGTCCTGCAAACCGTCATCAAGAGCTTCGTCGAGACCATATCATCGTCGGCCGCCGTTCTCGCGGCCTATGGGCTTTCGATCTTCTCGTCCGCCACGTCGACGGCGCGCAACTTCACGATCGCGGCGCCGTCATCCGGCCAGGGCAAGGAAATCTTCTCGCTGTCGTCGGCATCGACGATCACGCTGGAGACGACGGCGACGGGCATCTTCTTCGTGTCGACCGGGGCGTCGTCGACGGCGATCACGTTCAGCGCCGGCGCCGGCTCGTTCGGAGAGACGATCACGCTTCGCGGCCTGTCCGCGACCCGTTGGGCGGTCCTCCGCAAGACGGCGCAGGTGACGTGACGACGAAGTGGAAATACGAGTGGAACGGGAGCGCGGCCGAGATCGTCTGTGACGATCGGGTCGAAGCCAACGATCCGATTTTCCTGGCCATCGCGTCTATGGTCTACGATCTTCACGCCGTCGTCCCGCTCGACGAGTTCGCGGTGAAACTCGATGCCGGCGTCGTGCCGCGCCAGCATCACTACAAGCTCATCACCGTCGATGGCCGCGAGTACCACCAGCGGCTCCGCGTTCCGGTCGGAGACGCACTCTATCGCGAGACGACGATGATAAATTTCGACGTCGCGGACTTTTTCAGTCGCAAGGAGTTGGAGCCTCACCGCCTCTTGCGGGAAAAGATCATCGACGCCATCGCGCTCAAAAACCTGATGAAGATCGAAGTCGAGTTCTGAACGGCCCGGCGATCCGGCCGCCCAAAGGATCGCGCTCCGCAGCAACAGCACCAGCACCAGCACAGGAGAGACCATCATGGCCTTCGCTGACATCCTCACGTCGCTCCACGGGCGACGTTTCGGGCTTTCGTCCTCGGGCGGCGTGCTCGTTTCGCCGACGACCGGAACCGGCTTTTCGCACCTCGCCGAGATCAGTTCGGCCGGCGTGTTCAACTCGTCGATCTCGTCGTTCGGGTCGACCATCGGCGAGTTCACGGCCAAGGTGGTCAAGAGCGTGGTCGAGACGATCTCCTCGTCCGCCGCGACGTTGGTGAACTACGGCCTGTCGATCATCTCCTCGGATGTCATCAACGGCTCCCTGCTCAAGATTTCGGCGCCCGAGACCGGCATCCACAAGGAGGTCTTCTGCCAGTCGAGCGCGTCCACGCTCAGCTTCACGACCACCGCCGACACCATCGTGTTCGATACCACCTTCGGGGCGTCGTCCTCGGCGCTGGTATTCGATCTTGTCGGCGGCACGCGCGGCAAGGCGCTGGTTTTGAGGGGCGTCGACGCAACCCGTTGGGCCGTGCTCCAGAAGACGCTCGTTTGATCCATGGCTTCTGAGACCATCGACGGCACTGCCGGCGAATCGCCGGACAGCTTCGCCGGAATGCAGCTTACGCCCGGCTATCGGCCGGAGTTGCAAAAGCTGCCTCAGAAGAAGATCGCGATCCTCGGGACGTGTCCCTCACGGCTCCAAGCCCCCGTGGGGGACATTTCCTGGGAAATCTGGACCATCGGCCCCGGCGGCAAGAACTCGAACCGATGGGAGCGCCTGTTCGAGATTCACGGCAAGGGATCGTGGCCCGAAGGCTTCCGGGAATACCTGGAGGAATTGAAGGCCGAAAAGCCGCCCAAGATCATCTACACCGAGGAGCCCATGCCGGACTGGCCGGCGAACGTCGTCTTTCCGAAGCAGGCGATGTTCGAGAAGTACGGCCGCATGTGGTTCACGTCCTCGATCGCCTACGCCCTCGCCATGGCGCTGGAGGAAAACGTCACCGACATGGGCTGTTGGGGCATCGACCTCGAGAGCGGCGAGGAATACCGCTCGCAGTTCACGGCGGCAAAATACTTCCTGCACCTTGCCCGCCTCGCCGGCGTAAACATGTGGCTGCCGGAAGGATGCGGCCTTCTCCGCGACCCGCACCCGTACCCAGAGGCGTGGGAATCGCATCTGGCGCAGACAATCATGGCGAAACAGGATTTTCTCCAGCAAATCCTGTCATCGAAAACCACACAGCACGGCCAGCTTGCCGCCGAGATCAACCACATCAGCGGCGAGCTCGCGGCCTTCGAGTTCATCAAGAAAACCTACGTGATCGGCGGCGAGCAGGCGGACGCGCGCCTTCCGACGACGCAGAAGCCGAGCCTGGAATCCAAGATCGACATGCTGATCGCGCTGCTCAGGAGCAAATGAGCGTTTTCGACGACCTGATGGCCCAACTCGACAAGTTGCCGGCGCGCGAGCGCGAGGCGCTTTCCCGACACGTCATGACCGCCACGGCGTCGGACATCTGGATACCAAATCCAGGCCCTCAAACGGAAGCGTACTATTGTACAGCGGATGAACTGTATTTTGGCGGCAGCGCCGGGGGCGGGAAGAGCGAAATAGGTCTCGGATTGGCCTTCACGGCGCACGAACGGTCGCTTCTTTTGCGCCGGATCAACGACGACGCCCGCGCCCTCGCCGACCGTGCCGTCGAGATCGTCGGGCACAGCAAGGGACTTCGCCGCGACATCCTCGAATGGCACCTGCCCGGCCGGATGATCGATTTCGGCGGATGCCAACTGGAGACGGACAAGCAACGCTACAAGGGCAAGCCGCACGATCTTATTTTCTTCGACGAGGCCGCCGATTTTCTCGAATCCCAAGTGGACTTCATCACGCTGTGGCTCCGGTCCACGAACCCGACGCAGAGGTGCCGGATCGTATTCGCGTCGAACCCGCCGACGACGGCCGAGGGGTTCTGGCTGGTACGGCGGTTCGCGGCGTGGCTCGACCCGAAGCATCCGAATCCGGCCAAGCCCGGCGAAATCCGCTGGTATCTCCGGCGCTGCGAGGACGAGGATGAGGTTGACGGGCTGGGGCCGTATCCGGTCGGCGCCGAGATGGTGAAGGCGACCAGCCGCACGTTCATCCGGTCGCGCCTTGAGGACAACCCGGACCTCATTCACAGCGGATACAAGGACCGGCTGCATCTGGCGCCGGTCGAGTTGCGAGACGCCTATCGCGAGGGGAAGTTCGAGGCGAGCCTGGCCGATCAGCCGAATCAGGTCATCCCGACGGCGTGGGTGATGGCCGCGCAGAAGCGGTGGCGGCCGAAGATACCCGATGGCATCCCGATGGTGGCGATGGGGGTCGATTGCTCGGGCGGTGGCAAGGACCCTCTGATCATCGCGCCACGGTACGATACGTGGTTCGCGCCCCTGGTCGAGGTTGCCGGCAAGGACATGCCCGTCGAGAGCCTTGGGAAGTTCTCGGCGGCAGTGATCCTGTCGCATCGCCGGCATGGCGCGGCCATCGTCCTCGACATGGGCGGAGGCTACGGCAACTCGATTTTCGAGCGCCTGCGCGACAACAACGTGCAGGTGGTCCAGTACAAGGGAAGCGAATCGACGTTGCAGCGGACGCGCGACCGCACCCTCGGTTTTTACAACGTGCGGTCACACGCGATCTGGAAGTTCCGCGAGGCTCTCGACCCGGATCAGGAAGGCGGATCGCCGATCGCGCTTCCCGACGATCAGCGGCTTCTCGCCGATCTTGTCGCGCCCAAGTTCGAGCCGGGAGCGCGAGGCATCAAGGTCGAGGCCAAGGAGGATGTGGTCAAGCGTCTTGGCCGTTCGACCGATCGCGGCGACGCGGTGATGATGTCCTGGTACGCATGGGCGCCTGCGCTTGGCGGCCTGGCTTTCGGCCATGATGGCGAAGGCCGCCGTGCCGGCAGGCCGGTCTACATCATGGGCCGCCACCGAAGGAGACATCGATGAGCGAGATCATTCAGGGCGTACAGGCCGTGGGGACATTGCTCGGCGGCATCGGCCTGTTGTCCAGCATGGGCAAGGACACGCCCCCGGCCGCGCCGTTGCCTCAAGTGAAGGAGCCGCCGCCCGTGCCGAGCGCGGGCGACGACGCCGCGCGTCGCGCCGGCGTGCGCGAGATGCAGAAGCGGCAACAGTCGAGCGGGCGCCTTTCGACGTTCCTGTCCGATTCGCAGCGCGAGAGATTGGGGGGCTGACATGAGCGATCCGGGCGACACCAGTGGCGTAAGCAACGGCGTTGTCGAACGCACGGATGCGGCCTCGCGCGAGGTCTCGCTGTTGTCGGACATGGTTGCCGCCGGCATGAACCCTGACAATCCGGCTGACCGCACGATCGCGCGGGTGGGGACCGCGATGGGCATACCCCCAGACCCCGCCAAGGCCAGTCAAGCCACGATCATGTCCATGGGAAGCGCCGCGGCTTTCGGCGCATTGACGCTGCTCGGCTCCATCGGGAAAAACTTCGCATCCAGGGCCGGCCGTTCACTGTTTGGGGCTCAACCGGACGGCGGAGACGAAGAGCGTCGTCGTCTCGGCGGCGGCAGCCGCGAAAAGTTGGGCGGCTAGATGGAAGCGCGTTTCCGCCGTCTGATCGAGCTGGGCGACCGCCTGTTTTCGGCGCGCGGGTCCCTGCTCGACCTGTGGCAGGAAATCGCGGAGAACTTCTATCCCGAGCGCGCCGACTTCACGGCCATCCGGAATCTTGGCGACGAGTTTGCCGACCATCTGGATACGTCGGCGCCGATCATAGCCCGCCGCGACCTCGGCAACGCCTTTGGCGCCATGCTCCGTCCGCCCGGCAAGGACTGGTTTCACATCCGCCTGAAGCGTCACGAGGTCGAGGACACCGCCGCGCGGCAGTGGCTTGAGATGGCCGAGCGCGTGCAGCGCAAGGTCATGTACGACCGCAATTCCGGCTTCATCCGCGCGACCAAGGAGGGCGATCACGATTTCGCCGCATTCGGGCAGGCGGTGCTGTCGTCGGAATTCGCCGTGCATCCGAATTTCGGCGCCATTCTCCTGCACCGGACATGGCACCTGCGGGACGTGGCATGGTCCGAGGACTCGTTCGGCACCGTCGATCACGTTCAGCGGAAATGGAAGCCAACGGCGCGGGAGATCGTGCGCCTGTTTCCGAAGACCGCGCATCCTACTGTCCGGCGCGCCGCCGAGCCGCAACAGGAGCCCGATCGGACGTTCGACATCCGGCACGTCATGGTCGCCGGGTACAATCACGAAAAGAAGCTCCGCCAGCCGTGGGTGTCGCTGTTCATCGACGTGGAGAACGAGCACGCGATGGAGGAAGTAGGGTCATGGACGCCCTACTACATCATCCCGCGCTGGCAGACGGTTTCCGGGTCGCAATACGCCTATTCGCCGGCCACCGTGGCGGCCCTCGCCGATGCTCGCCTGATCCAGGCGATGACGTATACGTTGCGCGAAGCGGGCGAGGTCGCCATCAACCCGCCGATGGTCGGACGCGGCAGCGCGATCAAGGTGATCGAAGGATACGCCGGCGGATTTACCGAGATCGACGCCGATTACGATGAGCGGCTTGGCGAGGCGATCAGGCCGTTGAACAAGGGCGGCGAGCGCATGATCCCGATCGGCCTGGAAATGACCCAGGACGTTCGCGCGATGATCGCCGAGGCGTTTTTCCTGAACCGCATCACGCTGCCGTCCGCCGGCCTTGGCGGCATGTCGCCATTGGAAGTGTCGCAGCGGATCGAGGAATACATCCGCACGGCGCTGCCGCTGTTCGAGCCGATGGAGACGGACTACAACGGCGCCCTTTGCGAACAGGATTTCGAGCTGATCCTACGCAACGGCGGGTTCGGGCCGCCATCGGCCATGCCGGAATCCCTGGGCGGCCAAGAGGTCGAGTTCATGTTCGAGAGCCCGTTGCGCGAGGCGACCGACCGCATCATGGGCCAGCGGCTTCTTGAGGCCAAGAGCCTGTTGGTCGAGGCGTCTCCGCTCGACCCGATGGCGGCGCAGATGGTCGACGCCCGCGTGGCGCTGCGCGACGCGCTGCACGGCATCGGCGTCCCGGCCCGCTGGATGCGCGACGAAAACACGATGGCGCGGATCGAACAGGCGGCGGTGCAGAAGCAACAGGCGGCGCAGATGCTACAGACGGTTTCGGCCGGGGCGCAGGTGGCCGAGCAGATTGGCATGGCGGGCCAGGCGCTGGCCCCGCGCGAGCAGGCGGTGGCGCAGTAATGGAAAAGTGGCTTGGATACCGCGGTCTTTCATTATCCATTTCAACGTGGCCGATGGCGTACGGAAAAACAGCGTTCGTCATCTGCCTGGAATGGCGAAGGCGGCGTCATGTCGCGTTGATGACGCGATTCGACGGATGGAGGCCGGTGGCGTGCCGATGGATTGACCGCAATCGGCAGAACGGAATGGCGCGCGCCGCATGAAGCCACCCCGCATCGTCCTTCTGCCGCGCGAGTTGGCCGATCTGCACGCGATCAGGGCGCTGGCGCGAGGGGATGCGAGCGAGGAACAGCAGCGGCGCGCGCTCCGCTGCATCATCGAAGAACTTTCCGGTCTGTACCGCTTATCGTACGTGTCGGAAAGCGACCGGGACACGAGTTTCGCCGAAGGCCGGCGCAGCGTTGGCTTTGCGATCGTCGGCATCGTCAAACTGGGCGCCGACGAGATCGGCCGCGCATACAAGACGGCGATGGCCGATCAACCCACAGACAATCAAAGACGAAAGAGAAAGTGACATGAAAAACGGCGAGATGCCGGACCATGATCCGGAATACGACCTGCGTACCATGATCGAGGCCGCCAAGATCAAGATGGACCCGAAGCGCATGAAGGCGATGATGGGCAAGCGGGACGAAATGATGGCGGCCATGAAGGGCATGGGCGGCAAAATGAAGGGAAAGATGTGACATGGCTGACGACGAAATCAACGCCGACGATCTGGCGCTCGTTGACGGCGGAGATTCTGCCGATGCGTCCGATGATGCCGCCGGCGCCGCTGGTGACACGACGGGGACTGCGGAGGACAAGGCCGATGTGGGAGACAAGGGCAAGACGACGACGCTTCTGAGCGACCCGGACAAAGCCGCCGCAGAGCCCGTCACGCACCCGGCCGACTGGCCAGAGGACTGGCGCGACCGCATGGCGGCGGGCGACGACAAGCTCCGTAAGCGTCTCGACCGCTTCAAGAGCCCGCTCGACGTGGCCGCGTGGGGCGTCAACGCCGAAAAGAAGTACAAACAGGGCGTGGCGCCGTCGGAATTCCCGGCCGGGGGGACGGACGACGAAAAGAAGGCATGGCGCGCCGAGCACGGCATCCCGGATGATCCCAAGGACTACCTCAAGGACATCAAGCTGGACGACGGCCTTGTGATCGGCGACCGCGACAAGCCGATGGTCGAGGAATTCGCCGCCGCGATGCACGAGGAGAACGCCGATCCGAAGTACGTGCAGCGGTCGATCAACGCCTATTTCCGGATGCGCGACAAGATGGCGCGCGACCGCATGGACAACGACGAGCGGCAGAAGATGGACGCGCGGGACGCGCTGCGGGACGAGTTCGGCAACGAGTTTCACCGCAACCTGACGGCCGCATACGGGCTGGTCGAGAGTGCCCCCGAGGAAGTCCGCGAGCAGTTGATGGGAGCGCGGCTGGCGGATGGTACGGCCCTCGGCAACCATGCCCCGACGCTGCGGTGGCTGACCGGCCTCGCGCTCGAAATCAACCCGGCGGCGACGGTCGCGCCCGGCTCGCGAGGCGACGGCCTTTCCGTACTCCAGGACCGCAAGACGGAAATCGAGCGGATCATGCGCGACGACCGCGACAAATACGACCGTGACCCCAAGATGCGGGCGGAGTATCGTGACCTCCTGGAGGCCGAGGAGAAGTTCGAGAGGCGGAGACGCGCATGAACATCGAGGACATCGAGGATATCGTCATTTTCGCGATTGCGGCGACGCCCGTTTTCGTCACCGTGATCTTCGGCATCGCCATCGTCTTTGGGGTGTTCCCATGAGGCCGATCTGGGAAAACACGGTCATTCACGTCGACGTGACCAACGCCTGCCACCTGAAATGCGCCAACTGCACGCGCCACGTCGGCCACCATCGCAATCCGTTTTTCATGGGCCTGGACACCGTGCGGAAGGGCATCGCGTCGCTGCTCGACTTTCCCGGCCGCATCGGCATGATGGGCGGCGAGCCGACCCTGCATCCGCAATTCCGGGAGATTTGCGCGATCTACCGCGATATGATTCCCGACCGGCGCAAGCGCGAGTTCTGGACGGCGGGATGGAAGTGGGGCGAGTATCGCGCCGACATCCTCGACACCTTCGACGAGGACCGGATCAGCTACAACGACCACACGCAGCTCTCGGGCCGGCACCAGCCGCTTCTGGTGGCGATCGAGGATGTTGTCGAGGACCCTGAGATTCGCCGCATCCTGATCGACAACTGCCCGTTTCAGGCCCGGTGGTCGGCGGCGATCACGCCAAAGGGCGCGTTCTTCTGTGAGGTCGCCGCCTCGCTCGACTGGCTATTCAACGGTCCCGGCGGCTATCCGATCGAGCCCGGATGGTGGCGGAAGTCGCCGGCGCAGTTCGCCGATCAGGTTGACCGCTATTGCGGGTCTTGCTCGGGAGCCATTCCAATGGAGACGCTTTCGGACGGCCGCGGCGGTCGCGACGGCCCGACCAGGGACGTTGTTTCACGGAAGAACCTCGATCTTCTGATCGGCGCCGGCTCGCCCAAGGCACTCAAGGGTCACGTCGACGTATGGGACAAGCCTGTGGATCAAGCCTATGTCGACGCGCACATCGAAGGATGGAAGCCGCGCCAGTTCCGCGATTTCGTGGCGCACACGCCCGAGGATGTGAAGAAAGCGATTGAGGCCGCGTGATGCCGCTGCCGGCAAGAAGTGAGATTGTCGCCTCGATCGGGACAATCAATTTCATTGTTGACTTTCCTGCACCAATCCGTTAAGCATTCGACCGTCCGGCCAACCCGCTTCGGCGGCGCCGGAGCCTGAACCGACCGACGCAACGCCCTGCGACGGCAACGTGACGGCCCCGCGCAAGCGGACAACCCATCCAGCCATCAAGCAGAGAACCGGCGCGTAGGGTCCCCAACCACCCGTGTTGGAGGCCACTCGCATGGCTGCAACAGCATATCAAAAGCAATACCGCCAGGAAGCCGTCATGGGCTTCGAGGACGGCTCGTCGACGCTTCGCGCGACGACCGTCACGGAGACCGTGATCAAGGGCAACGAGGCCATTTTCCTGGTGGCCGATTCGGGCAGCGCGAACGCGGTCACCCGTGGCGCCAACGGCCTGATTCCCGCCCGCGCCGACAACCTGACGCAGAACACCGCGACGCTCGCGGAATGGCACGATCTGGTCAAGAAGCCGCGCTTCAACATCTTCGCGTCCCAGGGCAACCAGAACCGGATCATGCAAAGGACGGCGATGAACGTCATCAATCGCAGGATCGACGACGACATCATCGCCCAGCTGGACACCGCCACGAACGACACCGGCGATGCCCTCAAGGCGTCGTTGGACATGGTGGTGAAGTCGCGCACGATCCTCGGCAACAACTTCGTCGACCTGACCGACGAGGACAACATCTTCGGCCTGATCAGCCCGGCGTTCGAGGGCTACATGATGCAGGTCAAGGAGTTTGCGTCGGCGCAGTACGTCGAGGTCAAGCCGTTTGCCGGCAAGGCGCGCCGGTTCCGCCGCTGGATGGGCGTCAACTGGCTCGTTCATTCCCGCCTTTCCGGATCCATCGGGGCCGGGTCCGACAGCACCACCGAGAAGTGCTACATGTACCATCGGGATGCCATCGGCCACGCCGCGGACGTGGACGGCATGAACACGGCCATCGGCTATGACGAGGAGCAGGACTATTCGTTCTGCCGCATGAGCGTCTTCATGGGGTCGAAGCTGCTTCAGAACGGCGGCATCGTGCAGATGAAGCACGACGGCTCCGCCTACGCCGCCGCGTAAGGAGGACTGACAATGGCATACGCAACGACGAATCCTCCGCTGCTCGTGCAGAGCCAGCCGATCGCGGCGCAGCGGACGTTCCTCTACGTCTCGACCCACACCAGGGCCGTGGCGGTGGCGAGCACGCACATCACGAATCCGAAGGACCTCGGCATGAAGGTCGGCGATTCGGTCTACATCGGCGAGACCACGGCCGCGAGCGCGAACGATTCGACGGACATCTCCCTGCTCTCGCATCATATGGTGCGCGAGGTCGGATCGACCTACGTCATCCTGAACGTCGGGATGCTCATTTCTTCGGCGTCGTAACCTCCCCACCTGGGGCGGCTCCTTCGGGGGCCGCCCCCTTTTTCCCAAAGGACCAATCATGGCAGAGACGAACGCTGCGGTCGCCGAGACCGCGGAGAAGCCGCGCGTCAAGAAGCTGGCGGAAGGCGAGTTCAAGCTCACGGAGTCCGAGCAGATTTTCCAGACCGCCATTCCGCCCGTCGGCACGACGCGCGAAGACATGTTGAACCCAGTGTTCTGGACGCATGTCGCGAGATACATGCGGCCGATGTCGGAAATCCGCGTCATGCCCAGGGATGGGGCGTGGTACGGACTCTATCTGGTGATCTTCGCCGATCGCGTCAGCGCCCGCGTCAAGGAGCTTGGCTTCTGGCCGCTGGAAAACATCAAGCCGGAGGACGTGGATAACGGCGCGTTTTTCGTCAAGTGGATTGCCCCACCCGTGCGTTTCGGCGTGATGAGAAAGGTCGACAACACGGTGGTCAAGGACGGATTCCAGACCAAGGAGGATGCCATCGTCTGGATGAAGCAGAACATGCGAGAGGCGAGATGAGGCGATGGCGACCAGCCAACTCACGCTCTACAACGGCGCGCTCCGGCTGCTAGGCCAGCCGAAGCTGTCGGCTTTGACGGACGCGGTGGAAAGCCGCCGGCTTCTGGACGACGCATGGGACGAGAACGCGCGGGACTACTGCCTAGAGGAGGGGCTTTGGAACTTCGCGATGCGAACGGTTGAGGCCGAATACGATTCCTCGGTCGATCCCGATTTCGGATTCCTCCGCGCGTTCACGAAGCCGACGGACTGGATCAGGACGGCGGCCGTCGCATCGGACGAGTATTTCATCAACACGCTGACCGACCAGCAATTCAACGACGAGCAGGGATACCTGTTCGCGGACCTCGATACGCTCTTCTGGAAATACGTATCGAGCGATACAAGCTACGGCTACGACCTGTCGCTGTGGCCGCAAACGTTCGTGCGCTACGTCGAATCGTATCTCGCTTTCCAGATCGCGCCTCGCCTGAGCGTATCCGATTCCAAGATCGAGACGATCGGGAAAATCATGGACCGTGCGCGTCTGGACGCCAAGGCGAAGGACGCCACGAACGAGGGGGCGAAGTTTCCGCCCGAGGGAAGCTGGAACCGATCGCGGCGCGGCTGGCGCGTGCGCGACCGCGTTGGGCGCCGGCTGATCGGCTGACATGGGCGCCGACAACACCCCGCTGGCGACGTTCAACCGGGGCATCGTCGATTCCGAGGCGTTCGGCCGCGTCGATCTGAAGCGCGTGGCGTTGTCGGCGGCGACTCAGACCAACTGGATACCCAGGGCCGCCGGGGCCATGAGCCTGCGGCCTGGCCTTGAATATATCGACGGCACGCGAAACAACGCCGAGACGCGGCACATTCCATTCATCTACGCGGTGGACGATACCGCCATCGTCGAATTGACGGACCTGTTCATGCGCATCCGGGTTGACGAGCAGATCGTCGAGCGGGTCAGCGTGTCGTCGGCGGTGACCAACGGAAATTTCACGACCGATCTCACCGGCTGGACGGATGCGGACGAAAGCGGCGCCACGTCGGCATGGGCGGCGGGCGGGTACTTGTCGCTGATCGGCACGCGGTTCAATGCCGCCATCCGGCGCCAGACGGTCACGGTCGCCGCCGCCGACCGGAACATCGAGCACGGGCTCAAGGTCGTCGTCAACCGCGGGCTGGTGACGCTCAAGGTCGGCAGCACGTCGGGCGACGACGATTACATCGCCGAGACGCAGCTTGGCGTCGGCGATCATTCGCTGGCGCTCACGCCGACGGGCGGCAGCTTCTTCATCGAGGTTTCGGCGAAATCGCAGGCGGCGGCGCTGCTGGATTCGATCAACGTCGAGAGCGCCGGCGCGGTGACGTTGACGACGCCATGGACATCGGGCGACTTCGACGACATCCGGTTCACGCAATCGGCGGACGTGATCTTCGTCGCGTCGAACGGATACCAGCAGCGCAAGATCGAACGTCGCGGCACGCGGTCGTGGTCGTTAGTCCTGTACGAGACCGAGGATGGCCCGTTCCGTCCGATCAACGCCACGACCATCAAGATGACGCCGACGGCCGTTTCTGGGGATACCACGCTGACGGCATCGGACGATTTCTTTCAGTCCGGCCATGTCGGCGCGCTGTTTCGGGTGACTTCGATCGGGCAGTCGGTCGAAGTCGATGTGACCGCCGAGGATCAGTTCTCCGATACGATCGTCGTGACCGGAGCCGGCGCGACACGTAATTTCGACGTGGTGCGCGCCGGCACATGGGTCGCGACGGTCACGTTGCAGCAATCTCCGAGCGAACCCGGCAACTGGGTAGATTTGCAGACCTACACGGGCAACGGCACGACCACCGTCAACGATGCCCTGACCAACGGGGTAGTATATTACCGCGTCGGGGTCAAGGCGGGGAATTTCACGTCCGGCACGGTCGAGATTTCGATGACCTACAGTTCCGGCACGATCGATGGCGTTTGCCGGGTGACTTCGATCACGTCATCCCTCGCCGCCAGCGTGGCCGTGCTCTCATCCTTCGGCCAGACGACTTCGAGCGAGACATGGCACGAGGGTCTTTGGTCAGGCTATCGTGGCTATCCAACGTCCGTGGCGCTGTACGAGGGCCGACTGTGGTGGACCGGCAAGGACAAGATCGCGGGCTCGGTTTCCGACGCCTATGCCAGCTTCGATGACACGGTGGAAGGCGAATCCGCGCCGATCATCCGCAGCATCGGCCTTGGCTCCGTCGATACCGTGGCGTGGACGCTGCCGCTGCAACGACTGATGCTCGGTACGGATCGGTCGATCGTTTCCGTCCGCTCGACCAGCCTGGACGAGCTTCTGACCACGACCAACTTCAATATCAAGGAAGCGAGCAACCAGGGATCCAGCCGCGTCGCGGCGGAGAGAATCGACGGACGCGGCGTGTTCGTGCAGGCCAACGGCAAAAAGCTGTACGAGATCTCGTTCAACCCGTCGATCACCGGCGAGTACGATTATCTGGCGAACGACCTTTCCGTTCTTGTGCCTGAAATCGGCGACCCCGGTTTCGTCCGCATCGCCGTCCAGCGCCAGCCCGACACGCGCATCCACTGCCTGCGGGCCGACGGCACGGTGGCGATGCTTCTATTCAATCCGCTTGAGGATTTGAAGGCGTGGGTCGACATCGAGACGGGGGACGCGGACGGCGACAATGGCGCCATCGAGGATGTCCTGGTGATGCCGGGCGGCATCGAGGATGCCGTCTACTACACGGTGAAGCGGACGATCGACGGCGCGACCGTCCGCTATCTTGAAAAGCTGGCGCCCCAGGACGAAACGATCGGCGGCACCTATGACAGTCAAGCCGACGCCTTCACGATGTTCATCAACAATCCCGCGTCGGCGACCGTGACCGGCCTCGACCACCTTGAAGGCGAGAGCGTCGTCTGTTGGGCGGACGGCAAGTGCCTCAAGGACGGCGACGGCGCGATCAACACGTTCACGGTGGCGTCCGGGTCGATCACGCTGACGGACGAAGGCGCGTCCTATTCGGCGTCGCAGGGCATCGTCGGGCTGGCCTATAAGGCACGGTTCAAGTCGGCGAAGCTGCCCTACGCCGCCTCGCTCTCGACGCCACTCACGCAACGCCAGCGCATCGCCCAGATCGGGCTGATGATCAAGAACACGCACAACCAGGGTCTCAAATTCGGCCGCGACTTCACAAACATGGACAACCTGTCGAAAACGATCGAGGGGGCGACCGTGGACGACGACGCCATTCATTCCGATGTCACCATTCCCGGCGTGACGTTTCCGGGCGAGTCGAGCGCGGACGCGCGGCTGTGTCTGGAGGCGAACGCGCCTCGTCCGGCGACCGTGACGGCGGCGGTGCTATCCATTGGAACATTCGACAAGCGGCCGTAAGTGTCCCGTCATCCGCCCGGCCACGGAAGCGGACATAAGGCTGTTCTACGGCCGCGCGGAATGGTCGTTCCGGGCGCTCGCGGCCGAACTGGATGGCGAGGTCCTGGCGGTTGGCGGCATCTACTACGACGGCCCCAACATCGTGGCGTTTTCGTCTGTGAAGCCAGGAGCGAACCTGGAATACCCGTTCACGGCCGCGCGGATGACCAGGAAGATCATGGAGATCGTTGACGGCCGCGCGTGCTTCGCGATTGCGAGCCAGAAGTTCGACACGGCGCCGGCGCTGTTGGAGCGCCTGGGTTTCGAGAGGATCGAGGACAGGGTGTATCGATGGGCGAAGAAGTCACCCGCGCATTCGGCGCCGCCGGCACGCTCCTGAAAGCGGCGGCGATGTTCCGTGGCGGCGAGGCGGCGGCGTCGGAAGGCGCGGCCGTGCAGCGCGCGCGTGAGTTCGAGGCGACGCAGATCGAATCCATCGCCCGCCAGGAACGCGCGATGGCCACCCAGAAGGCATCGGGCGAGGCACGCAAGGGAAGGCTCGTACAGTCGGCGCTGACGGCTCGCGCGGCGGCATCCGGCGGGTCCGCGACCGACCCCTCCGTCCTGTCGCTCGCCGGCCAGATCGCCGAGGAGGTCGATCTGCGGAAACGGCTGGCGCTGTTCGAGGGCGAGATCGACGCGCAGGCGCTTGAGGCGATCGCCAGTGGTCGGCGCGCCACGGGCGCCGAGGCGCGGCGGGTCGGCAAGATCAAGCGACAGGCCGCGCGGTCGAAGGGGTTCACGACGCTGTTCGATCTCGCCGACGACGAGACGTTTGAAACCCTGTTCAAGAAGTTCGGGGAAGGCTGAGCCATGGCTAGACTGCCCGATGTGACGGCGCTTGGCGCGCGTCCCGAGCCGAAGGCGCCGCGCGCGATCGCGACCCTGCCGGATGCCGGCGCGGGCGAAAAGGCGGCGACTGCGGCGGCGTTGGATGTTGGAGGATCATTCTCTCAAATCGAGGAAAAGCTGACGCGCGCGCACGATCGAATTCAAAAACGAGAAGATACCATCGCGACGGTCAACGCGCTTACGGCGTATGATGAGTTCGCATCCGCAGAACTGAGGAAAGCACAAACAGAGGGTGATCTGAGCGATCTGAAACAAACCAAATCTTTTGGCGAGATTCTTTCAAAGCGTCAAAATGAAATTGAGGAATCATACAGCGGATCGGCAGACGCCAAGGCCCAATTGACGGCCAATCTTGAGCGCATCCGGTCGCGCACAGCCATATCTGCCGCCACGATCGGCGCGGAGATATCCGCGAAAAAGACCGGGAATCTTCTTGGCGCCGAACTGAACAGGATGATCGGCGAGATCGGGGTAAAGCCTGGGCTGATCGCCAGCCGTCGCGAACGGTGGAACCAATACGTTTCCACATTCAAGGGAGCCCTTGCGCCAGAGCAAGAACAGGAATTCATCAAGATCGGAGAGAGGCAAATCGTTGGTGCGGAGATCGCCAACCTGATCGGCCGTTCCGCGTCTGATCAGACGACACTCGAAGAAGCGGACCTTCTGTTGGGAGACCCGGCGGTTACGGCCGCTCTTCCGGCCTCGGATCAAGAGAAGCTGCGCTCAAATATTGCGGAGGCGAAAAAGGCAATAGCCGGCGCGGGAGAGGCGAGGGGACGCGCGCGGCGCGCGGAAATTGCTGCGCTTCTTGGACCGGACGCAACGCCGGAAAATATTCAGTCCGCCATCATGCAGGAGCTTAAGCTGGCCGCGCCTGATAAGAACGTGCAGCTAGCGACGTTCCGGTTCACGGATGGCACATTCAAGTCGATCATGCGCGACGACCGCAATGCCATGCAGGCCGCGCTTGACGCGGGTGGCGTGGAAACGCCTCGCAGCATCCAGGCTGGCACCGCATCGGCACTGGAGACGGCACAGACCCCAACTCCGAAAGAAGTGCGCGAATTGAGCCAAGGCATAAATCGGACCATCGGCGACCTGAATGAGCTAGGCGTTACGGCCGATCTATTCGCCAAGACCCCGAGCGCGGGCGGCATCGTCGGGCTGGCCATAGAAAAGGCCGGTGGACTTGCTCAACAGGTCACGGACCTCATTGGTCTGGAAATTAAGGTTCCAAGAAGCAAGGAAGTCACAGAAGCGAGGACGCAGGCGAGATTCACCACGTCCCGACTCCTGACGGTTATCACGCAGGAAGAATCGGGGCGGTTTACCGAAGCAGAACGCACGCTCGCCCAGGATACCTTGCGAACGCTCGATCCGACAGCTTCATCCACTCAGATCAAAGAGGCGCTCGATACTTCCATCAGGATCATGCGCCGGTCTGAGGTCCGTCTCGTTCAACAGCTTGTGACGGCGGCGGGGATCGATCTCAACACAGACGACGGCCTTCTTCAGGCGCGGAGCGTTCTCTTGGCGCAAGGATATACCACGGACGGGGCGATAAGGGTTCTCCGCGATCTTTTGGGCAGGACCGGGCGCTGATGGGCGATACTTCTGACCGGGGTTTTCTGGATGCCGTGCGTTCCGGGATGCCGCAGGTTCCGGCGCAATCCGACCAATCGTTCATCGAGGATGTGCGCCGCCAGCAAATGACTCATTCCGGGTCGTCGATCGGACAGCAATCTCCCGAACAATTCCTGGCTGGCCAGGTTGGTCAGCTTCGCCTTGGCGAACCAGGACTGGACGACTTCAAGATCAGGGCGGACATATCCCTGTCCGACTCGATTGAAGAAAAAGCGGCCAAGTTCAAGGCGAATTTCCCGGACGGGGATTTTGTTGAGGTCCGCCAGCCCACCGATCCGAACAAGGTCTTTCCGCTCGGCGGTACGACATATCTATTCCGCCGCAACCAAAGTGAGCCGTTCGCGAAGTTCGATGCCGACGCATTCGAGAAGTTCGAGCTTTGGATGGATATCGCCGACTTCACGGGCGATGTTCCGTCGATCGTCATGGAGACGATGATAACGCGCGGCGGCACGCTTATCCAAACTCTCGGCCGGTTGTTTCTCGGTGGCGCGACCGGAGAGGTGGTCAAGGAGGCGGTTGAGGACTGGCGCGGGTTTTCCAGCGAAACCGCTGGTCAGGTAACGAGCAGGGCGCTCACGACCGGCGCTGCCAGCGCCGTTGGCGGCGCCGCCACGGTGGCCGTGTCAGGTCCGATCAACATTCTTCGCGGGCGCGCGAACATAGGCATCGTTCCTGGAGCGCCGTCTGCGGTCGCGGCGGCCAGGCGGCTTGGCGTGAAGGGCCTTTTGCCAGGACAGATTTCAACATCTCCGATCCTGCGGAAATTGCAGGGGCAATCAGGCGCGACCGTGAGCACCGTCGGCAACTATATGCGGGAACAGAACGAAGGCGCTATTCGTGCGCTCCTACGTCTCGACGATCAGTATCTTCCCGATCTTCTTGCCGACAACCTGGAGAAACTGAGCAAAGAGGCGAAGCGCCAGATCGTCGACACGATCAAGAAAAGGCCCATGGACCTTTCCGAGACCGGCAGCGCCATTCAGCACGGCATCTCCGAATACGACGATCTGACGACCGCGCTGATAAACAGGGCCTATGCCAATGCGCGGGCGCTCGAAACGCCAGAATTCGATATCAGTCCCGCAGTCGAGGTCGCGAACAAAATCCAAGTCGGCGTGCGAGGCGTCGTCGCCGGAGAGGAAACCAGACTCAATCCTCTCGACAGGCAGCTGGCGGATGTCGTTGGGATCATCAAGGAGCTTGATCCGTCGCTTCCGGATGTCGGCGCCGGCTCCGCGACCGACCAATTGCGGGCGCTCAGATCAACGCTTTATGACCTTAAGACGCCCGATCCAGGGACGATCGCCAGACAGCCCCAAAAGGACGCGGCGCGGCTGTATGCGGCCATAACCAAGGTGCTAAAGGACCCGCGTAACACAAGTCCAGAATTCCGGGCCGCGTGGGACAGAGCCAATTCCATGGCGAGCGACAGGTTTGACACATTTGACAAACTGATCATCGTCAAGGCTGTGCAGAACGAGACTCCCGCCATGATGGCAAATCGCCTTGCGCAGCCGCTCCAGGTGGACAATCTGAAAGTCCTCAGGGAGACGATTCCCGCGCCCAGGTGGAACGAATTCAGGGAGGGGGTCAAGGCTGATTTCCTGAGCGTCCGCAATGTCGACGAATTGACGAGTAGGCTCCAGAACTTCGACCAGCCGACGCTCAACGAGCTTTTCAGCGCGCAGGATCAGGCGATCCTGAAAGGAATTGGAAAGAGCATCGACCGCTTCAACAGATTGAATATAGGTAAAATTCTCGAACAGCAAAGGAGCCGCGCCAACGTCGTCAGAACGTTGATGGACAAGGGAGATGCAGGCACCCTTGACGCCTTCATGAAAAGCATCCCGGCCGATCCGAATGCACCCGTGCGCCGTCAGTTGAGGGCTGGACTCATCGAGGACGCGATCCAAAGCGTGACGACCGTGGCCGGGAACAGACTGGTCATCAACCCGAAGGCTCTTGCTTCATACATCGACAAACTGAAAAAAACAGGAGCGGAGCGGCTTCTGACGACGGAAGACAAAAGGGTTCTGATCGACCTCGATCAGGTCATGCAATTCATCCCTGACGTGTCCGATTCGGGAACTAGCCTGATCGCCGGACAGGTTGTGTCGGAAGTCAAAAAGGGGAAACTCGACGCCATTCTCACCCTCGTTCACTACGCGGGCATAGGGCGGATTTTGACGAGCAAGACGGCGCAGCGAGTCCTCATCGGCGCCGGCCGCAGTCAGCCTATGGATTTCACGAATCTAAGGATTTTCGGCGGGGTCCTCGGAACGGTCGCGTCTGATTTCGAGCAGGAATCGCAACCCGCGCAATGAAAAAAATCTGCATCATCGGCACCACGCCGTCGCGGGGGATGGCGCCGTTCGACGATCCGGAATGGGAGGTCTGGACGATCGGGCCGGGCGGGCGGGACGTTCCGGGCCACCGTTGGGAGCGGCTTTACGAGATACACGGCGCGGGCCGGAACCATACATGGTCCGAGGACTTCGGCGAGTACCTTGAATTCCTGTCGAAGGTCGAGCCGCCGAAGCGGGTGATCACGATCCGGCCGATCAGCGAGATGATCCGCGATTGGGCCGAGCAGCACGGCAAGCACGACGTGTCGTTCGCGGGCGCGTGGTCGGCGTGCGAGGTCATGGACAAGGACGGCCTCATGCGGAAGTACAAGCGCATGTGGATGTCGTCGTCGTTCTCGTGGGCGATGGCGCAGGCGCTTGAGGAAGGCGTCACCGACCTGGGCGTCTACGGGGTCGATCTGGAGGCGGGCGAGGAATACGTGACGCAGTTCGCGGGCGCGCGTCATTTCCTCGATTTGGCCGAACATCTTGGCGTCAAGATTCACATGCCGCCCCACTGCGGGCTGTGGCGCGATCCGGCGCCGTATCCCGAGCGTTGGGAGACGTACGAGGCGATCTGGTTCCAGAACCGCATCCGGATGCTTGGCAACCTCGCCTCGCACCAACAGGCGGCGATGAACGAAATCCAGGCGCAGATGTTCCGGCGCGAGGGCGCCATCCGCGCGCTGTCCGACATCGCCGAGCACCACAAGGGCGCGGTCAAGATGGAAGCCGAGGACGCGATGAAGGCCCTGCACGCGGACAACATCAAGGCATCGTCCGAATTGCAGCGCGCGGCGGCGGAATTGAGCCACCTGAACGGCCAGTTGGCGACGTGCAAGCTCTACATGGAGCATTTCGTTTTCACGGGCATGACCGGGATACGGCAATGACGAGCACCCTCACGGATCGACTGAGCAACGCCTTCGCCGGCGGGGCGGCGATCAAGTCGCCGTGCCGGGTGGCGTCGACGGCCAACCTCACGCTGTCCGGCTACCAGACGGTTGACGGCATCGCGCTCGGGGCGTCGGACGCGTCGAACGACATGAACCTCCGCATCCTTGTCCGCAACCAGACCAATTCGAGCGCGAACGGCATCTACGTCATGGGCTCGGGAACGTGGTCGCGGGCCAAGGACTTCGACGGCACGGGCGACGCTTATCAGGGCACCGTCGTCTACGTCAGCACGGGAGCGTCGCAGGGCGGCGGCTTCTATCAGGTCACGACCACCGATCCGATCATCCCGGACACGAGCACGGCCATCACGTTCACGGCGGCGGATGTGATCGCTGCGGAAGCGGCGGCGTCATCGGCGGCGGCTTTCGCGGCGTGCGCCGCCGTCGCGGCGGCGTCGGCCTATGTCGCTGCGGGCTCGGCTTACGTTGCGGCCGGATCGGCCTATGTGGCCGCCGGCAGCGCCTATGTCGCTGCTGGCTCGGCTTACGTGGCTGCGGGCTCGGCCTATGTCGCCGCAGGTTCCGCCGAGGCGTTCGCTGCATGCTCCATTTCGGCGGCATCCTCGGCGATCACGGCGGCCTCGTCGGCGGCGTCGTTCGCCTCGTGCGCTAATGTTGCGGCGGCGAGCGCGTACGTCGCTGCGGGTTCCGCCTATGTTGCGGCGGCATGCGCATTCGCTGCGCAGGCGTCCATTGCCGCGTTCGCGTCATGTGCGGCCGTCGCGGCGGCATCCGCGTATGTTGCGGCATCGAGTGCCTATGTGGCGGCCGGGTCGGCCTATGCCGCCGCTGGCTCGGCTTACGTGGCTGCGGGCTCCGCATTTTCGGCGGCATCATGTGCTTACGTTGCGGCCGACTCAGCGGAAGCGTTCGCCGCCTGCTCGATCTCGGCGGCGTCGTCGGCGATTTCGGCCGCTTCGTCGTCCATCACGGCCGCATCGTCGGCGATCGTGGCGGCTGCGTCGGCGGCGTCGTTCGCGTCATGCGCGGCGGTGGCGGCGGCCTCGGCTTATGTCGCGGCCGGATCGGGCTACGTGGCGGCAGGTTCAGCGTACGTCGCGGCGGGTTCGGCCTACGTCGCGGCGGGATGCGCATACGTGGCCGCCGCATGTGCTTACGTGGCCGCCGCTTGCGCGGCGGGCGGCGGATTTTCCGCCGTGCGCTG